TCATTTGCCAATCTTGACCATCTCTGCCGCCATTTTGCCGCCACTTTTGGCTAGCGGGTTAAGCTTTGCGGCTTCTTCTAAATGGTCGGGTGCAAAGTGGGCATATCGCATAGTCATTTTGATATCCGTATGGCCTAAAACTCGTTGTAACACCAAGAGGTTTCCCCCGTTCATCATAAAGTGACTTGCAAACGTATGGCGTAAAACATGCGTAAGCTGCCCGGCTGGCAACTCAATTTCTGTTCTTTCAAGAGCTGACCTAAAGGCACCATAACAATCAGCGAATAATCGACCAGTTTTTTTTTCAGGAATTATTTTATAAATTGCATCTGTAATAGGGACAGTCCGGTTCTTTCGGCCTTTGGTTTTTATATAGGTAATTTTGTTTTTTGTTACCTGGCTTCTTTTCAATTCTTCAGCTTCTGACCATCTTGCACCAGTAGCAAGGCAAATTTTTACAACGGTTTCTAAGTCTGCCTGATCGCTATTGCGGCATTCAGATAGCAGGTGTTCTATCTGAGAATGTGTCAACCAAGCCATTTCGCTTTCTTCAGTTCGAAAAGGGCGAATGTGTCGTAAAGGATTTTCACCTGTCCACTCTCCGAGCCTGCCGAGTTCATTAAATACGGCGCGGAAGTATGCCAGCTCTAAATTTAGCGTGCGGGGAGAAACTTCCTTAACGCGATTTGAACGAGCAAAGTCACCTTTGAGGCGTCGCTCTCTGTAGCGTGAAAACATTTGAGCATCAAAATCAACTGCAAGCGGCTCGCCCATGCACTCAAATGCATGAGTCATTGTAAGCCTTCTCTTTTCGCCGTCTTTAAGGGTGATGCCGTGAGCGCTATACCAGGAGGTGATAAGGTCTTTCAGTGTGCGGCGATCTGCTTGTTCCTCATTCCAGGGCTGTTGAGTAGCATGCTGTTCAAATGCTAACGCTTCACCTTTAGTCGCAAACTTTTTGCGGATACGCTTGCCATCTCGCCCGTTAGGGTAGACCTCGCTTATCCAGCCACCTTGAGAAAGTTTGCGCACGGTCACTAGTTCACCTCGCTGTACACGCCAATTACGCGGCCAAAAGGCTTAATATCATCAATGCCGCACTCAAACGTAATTTTTCCGCCTGCGACATGAATTTTTCTTCCTGGCAGAACGGTTATCTCTCTAAGGCTGATTGAGCTTTCAACATCTACAATCCAGAGGCCATCAGCTAAAGAAGCCTCTTGTTCAACAATGTAGCTTTTTCCTTCATTCCTGACGCAGACCGCGCGCTTAAGCGGCTTACCAAATAAGTCCTGATCAATACTTAGATTGCTAACTTTAGTTAGTTTTCCCTCGCTTAATGTAAGTAACTCCAGCCTCACAGATTTATCCGGTTCGCTTCCAGTGGGATTCACTGCCCCCTCACCAGTCATAAGCCACTTAAGATCAGCACCAGTTTCTAAAGCGCAGTGCACGGCAAAGTCGTAAGACACATTGCCGCGTGTATAGCGGTTTTGAAGAGAGCTGGCGGCGATTTGGAAGTGGTTAGCTAGCTGAACTTTTTGAGTAAAACCGTAAACCTCGCAGATCCTATTTAGTAACGCTTCGTTATTAAAATTAGAATTAAGCATTAAAATTAGCATTCCTATGTTGCGCGATACCAAAATTAGCATTAGTATCGCTATGAATTAGGCAATTGATGGCAAACGTCGGCAAAACTTTGGCAATCAATGGCAGAAACATACAAAAGAGGAATGATGCAATATGGCTTCTGAAATCGCAATCTTCAAAGTTCCGGCTCCTATCGTCACCACTGAGCAATTTGCTGAGCTGGAGGGCGTGTCCCTGCGTACTGTTTATCGTTGGACAACCGGCGACAACCCGCGTTTACCGATTGAGGCTCGCTCTATCCGCAAAGGATGTAAAAGAGCTGGCGGGCCTATTCGCATCTATTACGCTCGCTGGAAAGAAGAGCAGCTTCGTAAGGCTTTTGGTCACTCTCGTTTTCAGCTCATTATTGGCGGCTAATTCACATTAAGTGAATAGGGAGATTCGCACATGTTTGATTTTAAGACTTCCACCCATAACCACTATGACGACGCCTGCCGCAAGTTTGCGCTGACACACAGCATGGCTGAGCTGGCGCAGCGAGCAGGCATGAAAGCACAGACCCTGCGCAACAAGCTGAACCCGGATCAGGTGCATCAGCTGACCGTTTCAGAATTGCTGTTGCTTACCGATCTGACCGAAGACGCCACGCTGATAGACGGCGCGCTGGCACAACTGCATTGCCTGCCATGCGTACCGGTTAATGAGCTGGCAAAAGACAAGTTTCAGTCTTATGTTCTGAAAGCTACTGCTGAAGTCGGAAGCATGGCCGCCAGTGCCGCAAACCCGGAGCGGATAACTGCAACATGCCGCCGCAGTATTCTGGAGGCTGCAAACACTGGTATTCGCTGCATGATGCTGGCCGCACTGACCGTGCAGGCCCGCGTTCACTCTAACCCGACCTTAGCCTCAACCGTTGACGCTATCAGCGGGCTGAGTGCTTCGATTGGTATCAGCTGAGGGCGCACAATGATTTCATTTGCGGCACACCTCAAGCGCCAGAGTCCGTCAATGTCCTACGGCAATGGCTGGATCATGGGCGAGAACGGCAGGCGCTGGCATCCGGTATTAAGCCAGCAGGTACAGGTAAAAGAGCAAAGAGGTAAAGCATGGCTATCGAGGGCGATTCAATGCTGGTTGAGCTTTCTGCCGGGCAGAGGGTTTCGGCGCTGAATCACGTTGCCTTACTTCGCGCGCAGCTGATGGGCGGCAACTGTGAAAAAGATATGGCTCGTTTTTTCTCTGAAATGCGCGATGTGACAGACAGTAATTACCGGGATAACAAGCGCGCACTGAGCGCAATTCTTTTCCTGGCTAACATCGGTAAAGACAGGCACGACGCTGAATTTAGTGAACTGACTACTGATGAAAGAAAGGCGCTTATTTGTGCAATGAATCATTTAAAAGCAGTCGTGAGTTTATTTCCAAAGCGAATGACCCTTTCTAATTAATTAATACGATGCAAATAAATGGCGAATACCCGCCGGGCATTCTTTTGCCCAAATTCAGGAGAAAGTGAAATGCGAAATATAGAGACAAGAAAATTTGATGCCGACGTTGAGCAGCTTTCCGCAATCATCACATCTGCCCGTGCTGAAGAGCGCGCCGAGCGAGGCCTGCAGGTAGCTCGCCGCTTAACTGAGATTGCTATGCGTATTCAGCAAAAAGGGATGAGCGGTGTTGAAGCCGCCGAGCTGCTTCGTCAGGAAGCCGAGCGTTATCAGACCGAAGCGCAGGAGGCGATTCACTGATGGCCGACTCAATGGACATGGCGCAGGCTCGCGCCGAAGAGTTGCTGGCGCGCAACATCGCCAGCGTGGTTAATCGCCCGATCGGTGTCGCGGCTTCCTTCTGCGAAGACTGCGATGCGCCTATTCCTGAACAACGCCGCCGCGCCGTGCGTGGAGTGATTCGCTGTGTCAGCTGCCAGGACGTGGCCGAGCGTTATGCAAAAGTTTCTAAAGGCGGTGTAGCATGAGTGCAATTCATGATTTGAAAATCGGGCCTTTTTATTTTCAGGCAGTATTAAGCGGCAATAAAAAAGCTGAGTTTAGAAATAATGATCGCGATTTTAAGTGTGGCGACTATCTGCTTCTACGTGAATGGGAAGGAGAATATACAGGGCAAAAGTTATTAGTGGTTGTAACTCATATTTTGCCAGTTGAAAAACTGATTCCCGGTGCAGGAAGCTGGGCGGTTCTTTCTTTTGCAAATATTGATGAAAGTGACACATTCAAAATCTTAACGGCTAATTTCGGGGGTGCTGCATGAGCACTATTCTGAAGTGGGCGGGAAACAAGTCCCGCGTAATGCCGGAACTACTGACGCACCTGCCAGAAGGTAATCGCATGGTCGAGCCTTTTGCCGGTTCATGCGCTGTAATGATGAATACCGATTACCGGGCCTACCTTGTTGCGGATATAAACCCCGATCTCATTAACCTCTATCGCCAGATTAAAGAGCACACCCGTCCGTTTATCGTTATTGCGGCCAGCCTGTTTAATCAGAACGTGACTGGTGAGAGCTATTACGCCATCCGTGAGGCGTTTAACCACAATCCGGTACTGCCTCTTCTGGAGCGCGCCGCCTATTTCCTCTATCTGAATCGCAATGGCTATCGCGGTCTTTGCCGCTATAACAAACGTGGTGAATTTAACATCCCGTTTGGTAACTACGCAGAGCCATATTTCCCACTGGCAGAGATAGAAGCATTCGCGAAGAAAGCGCAGCGCGCGACGTTCATCTGCGCTGACTTCCGCGAAACCCTGCGCCTGACTAAAGCTGGCGATGTGGTGTATTGCGATCCGCCATATGACGGAACTTTCTCGGACTATCACTCTGCAGGTTTTGGCAAAGATGAGCATCACGATCTGGTCAGCATGTTGCTTGACGTCTCGGAGCGTTGCCCGGTAGTAGTTTCAAACAGCGATACCCTTTACACCCGCAGTATTCTTCGCGATTTCAGCATTGCCAGCATCAGCGTAGCCCGCTCGGTTGGCGTCGCCGCAGGTAAAGGCAAGCGCGCATCAGAAATCATCGCCGTGCGCCATCCTGCAGTCGGGCCTGCGTGGTCTGGCTTTGATCCGGCCGCAGGCGCTGACTGGTCTGCAGAAGTGCAGGCGATTCAATGATTCAGGAATACGCTTACCCGTGGAATGCTCCACGGGAAGCCATCGCCAGCCCGTACCCTACCTATGAGGAAATGCACAGCCGCAGTCAGATGATTGCGGCTTTAGTGCGTGCGCAGGAACTACTCGAAAAGCAGCCGACGCTGATTCAGATCGATGTAAAGCGCCGGGTTAGTGAGCTGGAAAAAACACAGGGTATTGATCGTGCCAATGCGTACTTAACGAAAACTTTAGTTGAGCGCACATTGCCACGCGTTGAAACCGTTAACGCTCAATATCGCCTCGGTGAAATGAGTCACGGCACGTTTAACCTGCTGGCAGGCAATGCCACTAAACAGGCAGGCGCGGCCAGCGCGGGCGGCACTCTTTGGGAGCTGATGCGCCGCTTTAACCGCCTGCCTGATATGGCTCGCGCCGACGTCGATTTGCTTGCCGGGGATGTGGCTAATTTCATTCTCGCCGAGCTGGTACAGGCACACGAGCAGGCCAGCGACGAGTCAGATTATAAATACACGCACCGCGTTTACATGACGGCCGCCACCATTACCCGCGAGCTGAGCCAGACCCCGCCACTATGGGATAAAGTCACGTCACGGCTGTTTGACCCGGAGGAAGTTACCCCGGCGATCATGCGTATGCAGACGGAAAAATGGTGGAAAGGCCGACTGCGCCGCGTGGCCTCATCATGGCGTGAACATCTTCAGATTGCCCTGGCTAACGTCAGCAAAAAGCACACCCCCTACGCCAGCAGCATGACCGTTTCAGAGTGGCGCGAGCAGAAGCGCCGCACCCGTGAATTTTTGAAGGGAATGGAGCTGGAAGACGAGGAAGGCAACCGCATCAGCCTGATCGAGAAATACGACGGCAGTGTGGCCAACCCGGCGATCCGCCGCTGCGAGCTGATGACCCGCATTCGTGGCTTCGAAAACATCTGCAATGAAATGGGCTTCATCGGCGAGTTTTATACGCTGACCGCTCCGGCTCGCTATCACGCCACAATCAAAACCGGGCATCGTAACCGCAAATGGAACGGTGCCAGCCCGGCCGATACCCAGCGCTATCTCTGCAGCGTCTGGCAGAAAATCCGCGCCAAACTGCACCGCGAAGAAATCCGCATTTTCGGGATCCGCGTTGCTGAGCCTCATCACGATGCAACCCCGCACTGGCACATGCTCATGTTTATGCGCCCGGAGCAGGCTGAACGCGTGCGCGAGATTATGCGCGACTACGCCTGGCAGGAAGACGGCAGCGAGCTGACTACCGACAAGGCCCGTAAGGCCCGTTTTCACGCCGAGGCTATCGATCCGGAGAAAGGCAGCGCAACGGGTTACGTTGCTAAATACATTTCCAAGAATATCGATGGCTACGCGCTGGACGGCGAGACAGACGACGAGAGTGGCAAGGATCTGAAAGAAACCGCCTCGGCCGTTTCTGCCTGGGCGGCACGCTGGCACATCCGGCAATTTCAGTTCGTGGGCGGTGCGCCGGTCACCGTTTACCGCGAGCTGCGCCGCATGGCAGACAGCGAAACCGCGCACGGCCTGAGCGTTGAGTTTGCGGCCGCGCATGACGCCGCCGACGCAGGAGACTGGGCCGGATACGTTAACGCGCAGGGTGGCCCGTTCGTGCGCCGCGACGAGCTGGCTGTGCGCACCTGGTATCAGGCGAGCGAAGATATGAATGAGTACGGAGAGGAAACCGTGCGTATTAAGGGCGTTTACGCAACTGAAGTTGGCGACGATACGCCGATCTTAACCCGTCTGATGCAATGGAAGATTGTCCCGAAACGTGCCGTTGATTTGGCTTTTGAATTTAAGGACGCGTCCGCGTCCTCTCGGAGTTCTGTCAATAACTGTACGGGGAGTTTGAGATCTGAGGATTCAAACCCGCCGGAAAGTCTCGAAAAAATCGACCTGGACGGCATGAGCAGGAGGGAACGGCGTCAGCTTTTAAGCCGGATAAGGGCGCAGAAGCCAGAAAAGCGGCATCTGAGGCTGAGGCGGTCTGACAAAATCGAAGCTGCGTGCGACAACGTAATAGCCCAGGTGAGAGATTTAAGCGGTGAAACCATCAGTCGCGGGATAGCTGTGCGTCTGATTGGCGGCACGCAGACTAAAATCGCTGGTCAAATGTTCCGCAGCTTACCTAATGGAGAACTGGCCCGCCCAATACTGGAGCCGAAACAGTCTTTCGCATTAGAACGATTTAACCGATTAGCAGAAAAGCACCGAAAAAATATAGAAAAATAATGTGCTGCTGTTGGAAATTCCTAAGCAATCATTAATCAGCTGATTGTTGTTATTCCAAGCTCCGATTTAACGGCATGTGTAGATAAAAATGTTCCTTATCAGAGAGATAAAAAATTAATCAGGCTAGGACATTTTTCTTTATCAACCTGTAAATGCTGTGCTACTGTATAAATAGACAGTGTTTTATTGGGGAGGGCACATGGATAACGGTTTAAAAGAGCGAGTGATGCTTGAGCGGGTAGAATTGATTGCGCGGCTTACTTCTGAAGGGATCTGCAGGGAGCAGGACAGAGTGATCGCTTTGAGTCTTATCGCTGAATTGGCGCGTAATACCTCAATGGCTAATCAACAGTTTTCGGTCGTTTTTTCGGCTGTGCCGATTGATAAATAAAATCGAGATTTGAAATTATGCGTATTGAAATCATGCTCGATAAGAATCAGAAAATCAGTCAGTCGGTGTTAGATGCTTTCAGGGAAGAAGTACATAAACGTGTAACTGCGCTGTTTCCTGATGCAGTGGTGCAGGTGCGGCAAGGTAGTTACACCAAAATTGAAATGCCTGGTGTAAAAGTTGACGAAGACCGGCGCAGGATAAATGACCTGCTACAGAACGTCTGGGAAGATGACAGCTGGCTGCATTGATAACCGGGCTGATGCCAAAATCTTGATTTTGGCGGCGGCACGGTTGAACAACGAGCATTGCGAGGCGTTAGCAAATGGCCGGAAGCGACACTAATTATCAGATAGTTTACCGGGGCGACTATCTTGAATGCTTTCATCCCGGCGGCTGGGTTTTCTTTCAGCGCCCTAAAGAAGCTGGCGGGGGATTCTGGCTCGGCAGGACTTACGATTTTGTTTTTATGATCGAGTTACCGCGGCCCGTTTCTCTTCGTGAAGGCATCCTTTTTCTGCAGCAGCTGAAATATGAAAGCGCTTCTTAATGCGAAATTTCAGGCGCTCTGATAGGTAAATGAGCCATGCATGCATAACGCGCATGGATTCGCATTAATTTTTAGAGCACTGAAACACCCTGCAGCGCCAGTAATGGCGCTGTTTTGCTATGGGCATGCAACTGCATTAAAAGCGATGCACAAAGCGGGCAGGCGTGGCGGGGATAGCATTGCGCGCTGAGGGTGCAAACATGTATGCCGCAGCGTGCGTCAGCGCCTCGCTGTGTGGTTTGCTGGCTCCGTGTCACCCCAAGTCGGTCGCGACAAACCATCCCCTCAGAGGCGCTTATATGTACGCATACTGCATATCACCAAAGCTCGGTTGATTGGTGCCAAAAAGTGACACCAAAAGAACTTGCGGTGGTGTCACTTTTTGATACTATAAACCCATGAACAAACGACACCAGAAAACGCTGTCAGATGTGTTCGCCCGGCCGGTTAGCGGTTCAATAAAGTGGAGTGATATTGAATCTCTTTTTATCGCTCTCGGTGCGGAGGTTCACGAAAGGGAAGGTTCAAGGATTGCGGTACTGCTGAAAGGGCAAAAGAAAATCTTTCACAGGCCGCACCCCAGACCGACAACTGACAAGGGGGCGGTTAACTCCATCCGGTTATGGCTCGATAGTTTAGGAATCAGACCATGAATAATACACTTAAAATCGACGGCCATCTGGCCGTCATCACCTTTGACCCTGAGATCGAAATGTTTCGTGGGGAGTTTGTCGGCCTGAACGGCGGAGCTGATTTCTACGCTTACAGCGTCGAAGAGTTGAAAAAAGAGGGTTCAATATCACTGGCGGTTTTTCTCGAGGAATGCCGCAAGGATGATATCGAGCCTTATAAGACATTCAGCGGCAAGGTGACTACCCGCCTGACGCCAGAACGTCATCAGGCGCTGGCTGTTACTGCTCAGGCGCACGGTGTTTCTATCAATGAGCTGCTCAACGAAGGCGTTGATCTGGTCATTGAAAAGCACTCGTAGCTTTAAGGAAAATAAATGGCCTATTTAGGCCGTTTATTTTATTTCTAAAGCGGTGCTTTATTTTTTTGTTGTTTTCGATAATAAGAAATCCAAAATAAAGACAGTAATCATAATAATAATGAGGTAAACTCCATCTTTATATTTGGCCATGTTGAAATAGGAAATGAGGCTGTCTATTTTACTTCCTTCCAACATTGGGCTAATAACAGGCGTTAAAGATGTGCAGGCTATTAAGCCAAATATCCATTCGGTTCTTTTAGATGTCCTCTCGCTTAGCTCCGCTTCTTTTAGTTTCATAATTTCTGTTTTAGCTTTTAATAAAGAGTTCATGTTGTTTAGGGAAGTCCTAATGTCACTATCATGCAAAAAGCTTAGGACATAGTCTTGTATTTCTCCAAATCTTCTCGATGTTATCCGTAACCATTCTTCAAAAGTAATTATCTCTTCTCTGATTCTAGCTAAATTTATGCTGCTTTTAGATATGCTTATTTCTTGTGATTTTATTTCAAAAAATACCGCTGCCAGATCTCGCATGTCACCTTTGACAAGAGCATCCATCATCAAGTTTTCTGATGAGTAAGTTGCTTCTTTGTTGCTTATCATGTTGGTATATGTATTTTTAGCTAAAAGCGTTAAACATACCCCTGGCTCGGAGAAAAAGTTATAATCATCAAATGCTCTGTGATCAATGTGTTCTTTGCTTCGGCCGTATTTTATATAATATGAAGATTTGGCAAGAATTGAATTTATCATGACTTCGCTGTTTTTACTATTTTCAGTGGCAGTATCCTTTTGGTTTTCGTGTTCAAACACAAAGATGTTTGGTTTGCCTTGCCAGTATCCATATAAAGAATCTCTATCTAGCTTACTAAACTTGTTATATTTTTTTCCTTTTTTCAGTGTATAAGATACTATTGCCGCTATATGCCGGGCTATATCACTAATGCTATCTTCTAACTTAAGCGCGCCCGCATAATCGACGTACTCTTCGTTTAAATTCAAACTATCAACGTTGGGGGTTTTAAGCTCAGATTTCAATAACGATATGTACGCTTCTTTTATTTTCCTAAAGTTATGACGCAATGCATAATTAACACATTCTGATTCAATGTCTAGATGCTTTTTCACATACGAAAATGGACTAGTTATATAATTTAATTTCCTTAAGGGCATGTTTACCCTTTCATCAATGAATTCCTTTATATCACCTTCGTAGGTTCCATCATCCATAAATGTGACTTGTGTAATGCCAATTTCATACACTCTCACCATGGGAAATAAATATCGCTGCTCATCGTTAGGGTCTATGAAGAAAGGTTTAATAGAGCCAATAATTGAGTTTGAGAAGAATCCACCTTGTAAGTGCATAACTTTTTCTTGTGAAAGGCGCATATTTATACACTTCATAAATCCAGCTTTAGTGAAGTCACATAAATCATCTAGGTCTATATTGTTTAAGCCTGTCACGGTTAAGCCTAGAAAATCATGTGAATATTCAAGTTGAAGTTCTTGCTTAGAAATCGCACCTTTATTGGAATAGTAAATTTTATTGCTGGGTGTTAAAACTGAAGAAAAAACACCTGTTTCTATGAGTTTAGAAGCTAAGTCTTCTGAATCGGAATATGTTGGGGTGCTAATGGTGTAATTGTGCCAAACTGTCGCATCAGTGATTTCCATATTTAATCCATCATGATATGAAAAAATAAAAATATTACAGCATATTACCATTTGTTGCGCTACAAAGTTTTATGTAGACAACAAATGGTATCTTATGAGCGAAGTTATGAGAGCAAGCTAACTTTACCCATTACTTTCAAGTACATAAGGTTTAAAAGAAATTATATCTTCACCAAGCCACATATTAATCTCTTTCATACGTTCCTGAAGCGGCGTCAGTTCGTTTCTTACAAAGACCTGCGCCGCCTTCACCGCATCACCAAATCCGCCGGTGTTATCCGGGATAATCCCCATCATCTGCGGCGGCACGCGGTGCGCGCTTAACAGGTCGTCGCGGCTGGCCTTCTTGATGTTAAAGAAATCGTCTTTCGTTGCCACCTCACTGAGCGGCAGAATCTTGATCCCGTCCGGCTTTCCGTTTGGCGCGTACATAAACAGGTTGCGGAAGTTACCCAGCCCTTTCGTGTCGCGCATCGCCTGGCGCATCCGGTCAACGTCGCTGCTGCTCTGCGCCGCGTCGGTCATATACAGGATGTAACCGGCGTGTGCGCCGTTCTGGTAATACTTGCGGCGGAACAGCGTTGCCGCCTCATTCAGCCAGGCTGAGTTAAGCGCGCTGAGGTATTCCGGCAGGCCGTAAAGCTCCTGATTAATATCCGGCTCCAGCAGGTGAAACACGCTGCCGGCCGAAAATTCATGCGGCTCCTTCCAGTCATTCACAAACCAGTAAGCGCCATCCTTCACGCCCCTGCGGGTAAATTTAGCCGGGGTGGTTTCAAGGCGCAGCGGCTTACCCAGGCCATTACGGCGCAGCTCGGCAAAGGCGTTACCGAAGACCAGATAATCAAGCGCAAACTTGCTGAACTCCTGCTGACTCATCATCGGATGCGGGATGAATGTTGATGCCAGAATGTTGCGCTTTACATAAATCGGCGAGCTGTGGTGAACGGCCGAGCGCAGGCTTTTCGCCAGACCGTTAAAGCTGACCGGCGGCTCAAACCAGCGCCCGTTACCGATGCACTCGGCGTAATCCAGAATGTCGCGCTTATCCATGACCGGCGTAGGATCGCCAAATGTAAACGCCTCGGCATGCTGCTGCGGTGCGGTTGCCTGTACTGGCTGCGCGTTGGTGGATTGAGCCTTGCGGCCTCTGCGTTTGCTCATCAGTAAAATTCCAGAATTGAGGGGTTAGCGCCGCCGCTGGCTGCGGTAAGCGGTTCATTTAACAGTGCGTGCATGATGGCCCAGGCGACGTCGGCGTGGCTGGCCTCTTCGCTGCGGCTCGCCTCATAGGTTGAGCGGTTGCCGCTGGCCGTCATGGTTTTGCGGATAGCCATAAACGACTGCGTGATATCCGTCGCCCCGGCGTCATACTCAAGCCGCCCGCTGCTGATGGTGTCTTTCGCCTTGAGTACCATTGCGGTTTTCACTTCCGGCGAGTATTTGATCTCGCGCGCGGCCGGGTAAAACTGGCGTACCAGCTGGAAAACACCCTGGCCGATGCCGGTTGCATCCACGCCGATATATTCCACAATGTATTTTTTCGTTAAGTCCTCGATAGATTTCGCCTGAGCGGCAAAGTCCATGCCCCGCCACTGGTGACGCTCCAGCACGCGGAACTTTCCGCCCGCAACGAGCGGCGGCGCGATTACCGCACAGCCTGCGCTGTCGCCGGTGTGCGACGGGTCATACCCAATCCAGACCGGCCGGTATGCAAACGGGCGCGGCAGGTACGGGTTAAAGTCTTCCCACTCTTCCAGGCTGTCGATCATGCAGCTCTGCAGCTCGGCGAACGGGAACACGCTCGCTGCATCGTCGACAAACTCACACATCAGCAGGTTCTCATATTCCGCCGGGCTGTATTCAAGCTGCAGCTGGTCAATGTCGAACAGGTTGCAGCCGCCGGTAAGCGCATCCTCAACCGTGACAATCTGCCGCCACTGCCCGTCACCGCACAGCGCGCCTTTTGC